ACTCTCTTTTATCCCCGAACCAGCCTGAACCAGCAGGATTTGAGTCGTATGCAGGCAAAATGGGAAGGATCGAGCCGAGGTTGGAAACACCGTTGGTTGCAATCGCGTCGTTTGGGCCTGAGGTCGCTGATCTCGCTAAGAGTGTGTTGAAAATGGATTTGATGGATTGGCAGGTGAGGGCTCTGTCTGGAATGTTGGCTCATGATGGGGCTGGTCGGCTGATCAACAATGAGGCCGTAATCGGAACGGGCAGACAAAACGGGAAGTCTTGGATGTTGCGCGCCCTTTGTGTGGGGTGGGCTTTGAAGGGCCCTGATTGGTGGGGTCGTCCGCAGGAGATTCAGATTGTCGCAAACAAGAAGAAGCGCGCTATGGAAACTTGGCGTTTCTTGGCGAACACTTTGGAGAAGTTGGATTTGGCAACGGTGCGGCGCACTAATGGTGATGAGGCAATCTTGTGCCATAACGGGAGTGTCATTTCTATGGGTGTCGCTCGAACTGATGAACACGGCGGCAGTCCCGATCTTCTCGCAATTGACGAGTTATGGGACATCAATTCTGACGTCTTATTTGACGCATTCAGACCGAGTCAGGTCGCCAAGCCCAACCCGTTGCTTGCGTGTTTTTCTACGGCAGGCGACCAGTCCTCTACCGCCATGCAGATGCTGAGGGAACAGGCATTGAACGCGATTGATAAGGGAATCAGTAGCGGGCTTTATTGGTGCGAGTGGTCACCTCCACCCGGGGTGAATTGTGAGGATCGGCAGTGGTGGCCGTGGAGTAATCCTGCGTTGGGGACAACAATCCAATGGCGCGCACTTGAGAAGGCTTTTGCTGGTCCTGATCGTGGAGCATTCTTGCGCGCCCACATGAACCTTTGGATTGCGTCCGCTGACTCTTGGCTTCCGTTTGGGATGTGGGCTGAACGGTTGTCCACAGTTCCAATGCCCGCTGGAGGCATTCTGTGTGTGGATAACTCGCTGGATAATGACACTCTCTATTGCGGTGTCCGAGCGGTGCAACATGAAGGAGGCGTCATTGTGACAACCGAATTTGTGGTTGATTCGCAGTCTCAAATGTGGGCCGAGGTGAACCGTGTCATGCAAGACCGTGAAGTTCAATTGCGTCTCAACCCAACCTTGCATCCTTTGACTCCCCCCGATCTTGCGCGACGCACTCAGATTGTTGGCTATCGGGAATTAAAAGCGGCGACACCGATATGTCGCGGAATGATCATTGAGGACAAGTTGCATCACACTGGCGAAGTCGCTTTGGCTGAACATGTCACTCGAGCGGTCATGGTCAAAGTGGACGACGGCGCGCCTCTCAGTTCACAGAAGTCACCCGGCGCGATTACCTTGGCGCGTTGCATGGTGTTCGCCGCTGCTGAGGCAGGCCGTCCAGTCCGATCATCTCGCGCCGCTTTTGCTTTTGGCTGAGGGTACTTAACACGGACCAATATCTGTGAGAGACTCGCATGCGATGGCTCTTTTCGGTAGCAAAAAAGTGAACGCTTCCCCCGCGTTTGGCTCTGCGCCGATTCAAGCCGCGGCAGGTCAAGCCGCTCAAATCAATGCCTTCTACTCTTACTCCGTCGGGGCGTCTCAGGAGTTGGCGTTGTCAGTTCCGACTGTGGCGCGGTCTATCCAAATGATCGCGTCCATGGTCGGCTGCCTAGAACTACGGCACTACACGAAACAGTGGACGGGCTCCGAGTATGAGCGCATCTATTTGGAGAACGAGTCTTGGATGGATCTTCCCGATCCTCGCGTGACGCGCAACTTCATCTTCTCTCAACTGGTTACCGATCTGATCTTGTGGGGATCAGGCTACTGGTTTATCACTTCACGGTCGCAGGCCACAGGACGCCCGCTTTCGTTTCAATGGTTGCCCGCTGGAATGATCACATTGGGTGATCAACAGACTGCGCAACGCTTTGGGCCGTCCAACGAAATCTACTTTAACGGCATCCAGTTAAATACTGATGACGTCGTCCAGTTCCTAGCACCAACACAAGGTTTGCTTTACACCGCCAACCGCGCAATTAGTACGGCGTTGAAATTGCAAAACTCTGCGGACCGTTTCGCAGTGAATGAGATTGCTGCGGGCTGGTTGCAACAGACCGACGCATCGGAACCGATGTCCGCTGAGGATCTTTCAGAACTTGCAGCGGCGTGGCGTAACGCTCGACAGGTTGGGGCTATTGGGGCCTTAAATTCTGTGGTCACATTTAAGGAATATTCGAGCGACCCAAATCGCCTCCAGTTGGTGGAGAGTCGCCAGTTTCAAGCATTAGAACTGTCACGATCCTGCGGCATCCCCGCATACCTTTTGGGGATCGGCGTACCCGGTCAGACTTATCAGAATGCAAGTTCCAGTCGTCAGGACCTTTACCTCTACGGGGCAAAACAATATTTGGACTGCATTCAGGAACAGTTGTCACTCGCCCCAATTCTGCCTAAAAACCGTTTCGTTCAGTTTGACATTGAGGACTATCTCGCCGAGAACGCAATGGTTGAAGTCCCACATGAAGAAGCCGCATATGATCGCACACCACAGGAGATGCCCGCATGATCAGAATGATCTCAGACCTTCCCACATTGGACTTCGCTAAATCAGACACTGATGCACCCGCATCTATCTCTGGTATCGCAGTCCCGTGGGCTCCAGTTACCGCAACCGTTCTTGGCGGTCAGCGTGTCGCATTCGCTCGCGGTGCATTCGACGTCAATCAAAAAGCCGCCAAACTTATTGAAGGACATGACCTTCAACAATTGCGCGGCACAGTGAACGCTTTGGCAGACATGGAAGAAGGACTTGGCTTCACTGCGACCTTTGCCCGCACTAGGGCCTCAGCGGACGCAGTCGAGTTGATTCGCTCAGGCGCGTACGATGCGGTGTCCGTAGGTGCAGAAGTTCAAGAATCGCACTATGACAAAACGCTTAAAGCAACAGTCGTAACTAAGGCTTCTCTCGTTGAGTTATCGCTTGTTGCGGTTCCAGCGTTTTCGGGAGCCGAAATACAAACACTCGTGGCGCAAGCCGACGAACCCGATGAAGAAGAAATACCAGATCAAGAAACCCCCAACCAACCATCCGAGGAGGATGACATGTCAGAGCCAACAACCGTTGAAGCCGCAGTAGCGACTCAACCAATTTATGCAACCGCAAAACGCGAATTCAAATTGCCGTCAGTGTCCGAATACATTTCTGCGTTCGTTCGTGGTGGAATTGATTTTGCACAACTCAACGACAACATCCGAGCCGCCGCTCCGAATGTGACGACACCTGATCTGCCCGGTGTGATTCCGACGCCCATTATCCAAAATGTGGTAAACACATTTGTCGGCTCGCGCCCTCTTGTGGATGCCACCACATTGCGCCCAATGCCGCAAGGAGGCTCTGTTTTCATACGCCCTGTGGTGTCGGTCCATAACTCAGTTGGAACTGCCACACAAAACACGACCATCACCGCGTCACAATTTGAAATCAACGATGTGCAGGTCACCAAAACTATTCAGGGTGGCTATGTTGAAATCAGCGAAGCCGCAATTGACTGGTCACAGCCTGAAGCACTCGGACCGTTACTTGACGACATGATGCGCGTCTATATGGATCGCACCGATCTGTTGGCCTGCTCGGAATTGCAAACTGGCGTCACCAACAGCAACAACTTTGCAAACGCTTCAATTGCTGACCCGGCTTACTGGGTTGAGTGGATGTACACCGCCGCTGCTGACATCTTGACTGGCTCCAATGGCAACTTGCCGTCCGTCCTCGCAGTGTCACCAAACATCTGGAAATTGATGGGCAGTTTGTCGGATACCGCGGATCGTCCGTTGTTCCCACAGGTCGGCCCGATGAACGCTTACGGCTCACTCAATGTCGCATCAACCCAAGGCGCATTTGCTTTCGGTTTGCGCGTAGTCGTTGACCGCAACTTGACCTCGGCTGGCATGACCATTCTTGATCCTCGAGCCCTTGAATCGTTTGAATTAAACAAGGGCCTAATTTCCGTGGAACAGCCTTCACAGTTGTCACGCCAAATTGCAGTGCGTGGGTATTGGGCATCCAAAGTCATTTCGCCAGAACTTGCCATCAAAGCCGATTTCGTCTGATACACGCAAACCAAGAGAGGATCTGAATCATGGCAATTTTTACCGTTACACACGCACAGCGCGTGGACGACTATGCCGTGATTCAGACTCTCGAGGACACAGACATCACAATTGGTCAAACGATCGTAGTTGCAGGAGTAGGAAACGATTTCAATGCAACTTATATCGTTCAAGCGGTTCCTACTTTTGGGTTTGTTGGTGTCAGTGTTGAAGGTGACTTCCTTTTTGATTACGACGTCACAATCACGAATCAACTACTTGTCAAATCAAACTTTGACAATTATCCGCGATCTGCAGCAACAGGAACAGTCACATGGACCCAAAGTTGCACTTGGCTATCGTCAACTGCTCCAGTCATAGAGTTCCTTGGGATCGCGTCGGCCACGGCAAATGACACCGCGTTCCTCACTACTTGTGTCGCAGCGGCGAACGCATGGTGCTTTAGGCGTCGCGTTCAGGCTGGTTACCACGACAGTCTCACAACTGTCCCTGATGGGGCCGTACTGCTTGGTACGACTTTGTATGCGGCTGGTTGTTATCGTGAAAGGGGCACAACTGGAGACAGTTACGCATCCTTCCAAGACATGAGCGGTCCACCGCTAATGACACTCGGACGCGTGAACCAGTTGCTTGGCGTTAAACGCAGTCAGGTGGCTTAATGTGGCAGGCATTTTCACAGATGCGATTGACACAGTCGCCGCATCACTCACCGCGCTCGGCCTCAAACCCGTCACCGATCCGCGCAACGCACGACCCCTCACAGTGTTCATTGAACTGCCATCGTTCGAATCGTTTGGTGCAAACCCAACCTCCAAAGTTAGCGACGTCACTATTGTCATTCGAGTCCTCGGTGCGCCACCCGGCAACCAAGATTCCACTGACTACATCCTTGGCGTCGTTGACGACATCCTCTCATCAGACATTGCAGTCATCAATGGTCAACCATCCATCGCAACGGTCGGCTCGCAAGACCTACCCTGCTACGACTTAACAGTTAAACTCACAGCAACCCTCTAACCAACCAAAGGAAAATCATCATGGCTATCGTTTATCAAGGATCAGGACAACTCACAATTGCCACACAAAACATTTCGCTCAACTGCTCATCCATTTCTCTAGAAACTGGTTTTGACAGTCTGAACGCTGGAGTCATGGGCGACACTGGCTACAAGTATGTCAGCGGCCTTCAAACAGTAACCCTCTCCGCAACTATCCTTCTTGAATACGGCGCAACATCAGTTGAAAAGTATTTGTCGGATGTTGTTGGCGACGGAAATACAACCGTCATCGTCGCACCTGACAGTGGCGTAGCAGCCCCGGGGAATCCGATTATTACCATATCCAATTTGATGATTTCGTCCTATATGCCGATTTCGTCAACCGTCGGGTCCCTTGACACCATAACGATTACAGGCACTGGTGGAACATGGGTCCGCGCAGTCGCCTGATCTAACCAACAAGAGAAACGAGCCCCGGCATGATTGGTATGACTTTGAAGGTAGAAATGCTCAGCGGAGAAGTCCACGAAGCACCCGTCACTTACGGTGTCGCGTGCAGGTGGGAGGATCATCACCCGCAACTTTCCGTTGGGCAGTTTCTAGAAAACATGAAGTTCAAGGCGTTGGCTTGGATGGCATGGGACGCGGTGCGCACTAGCGGTGTCACTGTTGAACTGTTCCCCAAGTGGGTTGAAAAAGTGGGAGACATCACTTTCATCCCAAAAGCGGAAGCAAAGTTGGAAGGGCGACCAACCTGATTGCTCAACTGGCGGTCAGGACTGGCATTAGCCCAATTGATCTGATGGAGACACCGCCAAACATTATTGATGAGATGATTCGTCTCATTGTTGAGCAGAACGAGAAACGCTGATGACAGTTGAGATGAAAGGGTTTGCTGAAACGATGCGGGACCTTGGCAAGATTGAGCCTGCTATGAAGCGTCAAGTCTTCAAGGACATTCGAGGCATTGTCAAACCTGTTGTTGACATCATCAACGCCCGCATCCCAAGCGCGCCTCCGATCTCTGGAATGGACCATAACGGTCGTACAGGTTGGAACAATGTCAAGAAGGTGGCGGTCAAAATTGATGCTCGCGCACCTCGTCGCCCGGTAGGGCAAAGCGCGCAAGGTGCAAAAACGATGTCAGTTGTCCGCATCATCACTAAAGGTGCGCCAGTCGCCATTGTGGACATGGCGGGCAAGGCAGGCGGTCGCAAATCTCGCCGACCAGCACAGTTTCAGCGACCTAATTTTGCGTCAGCGTTAAACACAATTGGCAGCCCGTCGCGCTTCATGTGGAAAGACATTGACCAATCCATCAACGCGATTGAAAGTAAACTGCGCAAGACTGTTGATGACGCGGTTTATGCCGCCAACCGAGAATTGATGAAGGTTCGCTGATGGCTATAACGATTCCAGTCGTAACACAGTTCTCGGACAAGGGACTCAAATCTGCCAAAGCAGCATTTGCCAATTTCAAAACTGACGTTGGCGCGGCCACTGGCGCGATGGGTAAGTTTAAGGCTGGATCCAATGCGGCCCTCAACGCGGTGAAGGCGAACGCTGGAAACTTTGCGATGGCGGCTGGTTCTGCTCTTGTCGCATTCGCCGTCAAAGGTGTCAACGCGTTTCAAGATCTTGCGATTTCATCAGGCAAATTTGCTGACGCAACAGGGCTGACAGTTGAGGCCGCTTCACGGTTCATTGAAGTCGGCGACGACATTGGTATTGAAGCGGGAACGATTGAATCCGCAATCGGAAAGATGAACAGGACACTGAACGGCACTCCAAAAGTGTTCCAGCGGTTAAACGTTGAGATTGCCAAAACTGGAACTGGTGCAACCGATGTCAATCAAACCTTCTTGAATGTGGTTGATCGGCTTAACGCCATTAAGGATCCAGCGGAACGCGCCACCGCCGCCTCACAGTTACTTGGTAAGGGTTGGCAAAGTATGTCCGAACTGATCGCAATGGGTTCTGATGACTTAAGCAAATCTCTCGCTCAAGTGTCCGACTCTAAAGTTATTGACGAAAGCGAACTAAAGAAGGCTCGAGACTTTCGCGCCGCGATGGACAATTTAAATGACAAGGTTGAGGATCTCAGTCTTACGCTTGGTGAAGAATTAGTCCCTTCTTTAATTGCGGCCGCTGACGGAATCATGATGGTCGCTGATGCTCTCACTTTTGAAGTTAAAGGTGTTTCGTCTGCGTCTGGCGGTCTTTCGAATCTTGCTGGAATTTGGGACAAACTAACTGGAAACACTGAAGCGGCCGCAATCACTTTAAGCACTTACGGCCGCCGTCAAACTGATGTGCGTTCAGACATGGAGAAACTAAACGAGGCAATTGACGATGCGCAAGATGGTGTCGCCGAACTGACTGCCGAATGGCAAACATTGCTTGGCACTCTGGACACTAAGGAAGCGTTCGCCAACCTTGAAGAATCTCTCGGCGCAGTGTATGAGGCGGGCATTAAAGCGTTCGGTGGAGGTGCGGAAGAAGTCGCCAAGTATGAGCAAGAAGTCAGAGATCACATTCGAGCAGTCGCCGAACTCGCCAGCGCGCTTGATTTGACTTTCGGTGAGCAGAACAAACTAAAGATTTTTGTTGACACTGGTGACCTTGCCGCCGCTGACGAATACCTTGCAAGGATTCAAAGAGGCTTTGGCGTGGATCTCGGCTTCGGTGTCGGCATCCAAGGAGCGCGTGCCAACGGTGGTCCCGTTGCGGGCGGAAATAGTTATTTAGTGGGCGAGCGCGGGCCTGAGATTTTCACACCATCGGGCAGCGGAATGATCACACCTAACTCTGCGATTGGTGGCAACACCATCACCGTGAATGTTCAAGGAGCCGACCCACAGGCAGTCGTCAGAGCCCTTCAAGATTACAACCGCAGCGCAGGCCCGATCCCCGTGAACACTCGAGCGAACTGATGACCAAACAAGTTTGGGATGTTGTCCGCAGTGCAACTACAGTCACGCAACAAATCCAGTCAATGCAATACTCCACAGGGAGACGCACACAGTTTGACTCGTGGTCGCCCGGTTATCTTACTTTTACGATTAAGAACGACAACGGTCAAGCGAACAATTACGATCTGAACGACAGGATCATTCTCACCGCAGTCGGATCGGGCTGGTATCAATGGTTTTATGTGCAAGAGATTCTGTATAACGATCTAGGCGGTGACGGTAACGGTTCAACGGCGACAATCATTTGCACCGATCTCCTTGGTCGGCTTGGTCGCGTTCAAGTATTTGAGAAGTCACTTGCTAGCGCAGGAACACTCGCGCAAATAGACACTGCGTTCAACTCTTTAATGCCGACGGGAACCGCCATTGTGATAAATGGCAACGGTGATTCAACTGCGGCCGCTGACAGTTCCTACACGGGAACCGCGCTCAACCGATTGAACTTAAACATGACAACGGAGCAAGGATGGCTCACGCTCATTGAAAATGGTCTTGTGTTAGTTTCCCGCACAACTCTTGCTGATCTTGCACCTCCAGTTGTCACTTTTGCCCGGCAAACTACGGTGCTTGATGTTTACCAAATGGGCTACTCCGACATTAAACGCATCGCGCTCGGCTCCAATTATCTGAACAATTGCACCGTAACTCCACCAGTCGCCGCCGCACAAAACGAAACAGACACTGCAGGTGTCGCCGCGTACGGGACTTACGGCGCAGAGTTCGCTACCGTCGATAACACTGGTTCACAGGCTCTTTCGTTCGCCCAATGGCAGGTCTATTCTCGATCCGACCCTGACCAACTGTCCTTCCAGATCACCGTCTCCGACACTGCCAATGATCTTGTTTGGTTATTTAATACCATTGGTTCATCAGAGGCAATTGTCTCGGTGAAGTATCGCAACCCCGGCGACGCGACGACATACACCTCAACACAGATCATCCAAGGCTGGTCAATGACAATCACCCCATCAAAAACGGACATGGAAATCTTCACTAGCCCGCTGACATACACCAACTTTTTCACCCTTGACTCCGCTACTTTTGGAGTCCTAGATACAAGCCGACTCGGCTGGTAAGGTAAAAGCATGACAGTCAACACCGCATTCGTCGCAGGAGATATCCTGACCGCAGCCCAGCAAAATAATTTTGGGCGTGGCCTCATGGCGACACCTGCCACCTCAATTTCCCCTGCTACAACCACCTTCACCAGTGAAACACAAATGCTTGCTTACACTTTCACGCAGGTGATTGGGCGAAATTACCTTTTGCAGTATTTTGAGCCTTCTTTAACAGGTACGGCAGCGGGAACGATTACCGCCCGTATTACCACAGGTGTTGCAGGTACGCCATACAACTCATCAACCTCAGCACTAGCCATTTTGGTGAGCAACACCGCTATGGTCACTGTGGTTTACACTGCTGGTGCGTCAAATTCGTTAACGATTTATGCGACTTTGGCGGCTTCTTCAGGTACGGGAACGGCAACCCGTTCAGCAACAAGATTCCCGCAACTGTACGCCGTGGACATTGGTACGGGCTACTGATGATCCTCTCCAACCAGCCAAAATTGTTGATCATTCTTCTGTCCATTGTGTGCATCACTATCCTCATGGCGGTCGGGAAATTGGATCAGTCGGCTGGGACAGGAATGCTTGGGTCAATCGTGGGG